AGAAACTGGTGAATTTGTTATTAAAAACGGTAATGCTAGAAGGGCATTAGAAACAGATTTGTCTTTTCTTTTAGATAGGAGGCTTAAGTTAGAAAAAGAACTGAAACAAGAGCGACCAGATTTTAGTGAAATAGAGGTTGATCTTAAAATAGAAGATAGGGAAATAAGTTTATCGGAACTGTTTACTGATCCTAGCGAAGACGAAAAATTACAGAAACTCTTAAATGAAGATGTTCCAGAATACATAGATGATGTTGAAGAGGCTGCTGAAATTTATGCTAGAGGAAAAGCTAAAGAATCATTGATATCTAAAGTTCTTAAATTAGACCCAAAAAGTAGAGAAAAGGATTTAAAAGAGCTAGAAACGTCTTTAAATAAATTTGGTTCTGAAACAATTAGACAAACTGAAGAATATAGAAATGCTGTACAGGCAATAAACGATAAATGGGATGCTATAGAAAGAGATCAAAAACTAAAACATTACAAAACTATATTTGGAGCTTTATCTAACTTCTTCTCTGAAGCATCTAGGCTCAATGATGAGAATAAAGATTTAGCTAGAGCTTCTATTATAGCTAGTTCCGCTGCTGCCAGTATAGGTATATGGCAATCTTACTTTGATCCTAAAGCACCAGAAAAAGGTAATTTGGCATTGATAGGTACTGGTATTGCTCAGGCAGGACTTATATTATCTACTGCAAACGCATTAAAATCTTTAAATAGTGAAAGTCCATTATCATCATCAACACCTTCAGCTAATGTGTCTGCCCCAGCCTTTAATGTGGTAGGTGCTTCACCATTAGACCTTCTTTTAGTAGATATATCAAACAAACTAGAACAACCTATTCCTGCATATGTAACTGCAAAAGGAGCTATAGAAACTTTAGATGAATATTACAGAAACGTCAGAACAGGATCAAATACTTAAAAATATGAGAATAGTAGAATTAATTATCGATGAAGAAGCAATATACTCTGGCATAGAGGCTATCAGTATTGTTGATAGACCAGCTATTGAAGAAAACTTTATTGCTTTATCAAAACAACATGAAGTTAAATTGGCTGAAGTGGATAAGGAGAAACGCATTCTTATGGGTGCAGCTCTAGTTCCAAACAAGAACATCTATCGTCAAAATGAAGATGAAGAGTATTATATCTACTTCTCTGAAGATACAGTAAGAAAAGCCTCTGAGTTATTCCTTATGAGAGGCAATCAAAATAAGTCTACACTAGAACATCAAGCAGAACTTCACGGACTGTCTGTGGTAGAATCTTGGATTATAGAAGATGAGGTACACGACAAGTCTAGAAAGTATGATATGGATTTGCCTGTAGGAACTTGGATGGTTTCCATGAAGGTGAATAACGATGAGGTGTGGAATGACTATGTAAAGACAGGATTAGTCAAAGGATTCTCTATAGAGGGTTACTTTACTGATAAGGTTGAAATGAGTAGCGAAATCTTAGAAGAGAATGAAGCTACAGAAATACTACTTGAAATAAAAGATTATATAATATCTAAAAGAACAGAACTTGCTACTTATAACGATTATCCTGACGGTGTTGTTAGTAATGCTAAACGAGTTTTAGAATACGTTGACAAGAATGGTTGGGGAAGCTGTGGGACTGCTGTAGGAAAGCGTAGAGCCTCTCAATTAGCCTCTAGGTCTAATCTATCATTATCCACTATAAAACGCATGAGGAGCTTCCTAGCACGTCATGCTAAAGACCTAGAAGCATCAACAAGCTACTCTGATGGATGTGGCAAGTTAATGTATGATGCATGGGGTGGTAAAGCTGGATTACGTTGGGCAGAATCTAAACTAAAGGAATTAGGCGAAATAGAAGCAGCCAAAGTAGGTTCAAGAGGTGGTATTACTAAGTCCCCTAAAGCACCTGCATCAGGCACACCTAACCCTAATCCTAAAGGTAAAGGTACTGCTAAGGGTAATGCAAAGGGAAAGACTGGAGCGAAAGTTTCAGCTAAGGATCGAGCATCACTTAAAAAGAAAGCAGATGATTTTAATAAACGATACAGAGACAAGCTGGGTTATGGTATTACTACTGGGATGCTTGCTAGTGTATTCCAGAGAGGACTCGGTGCGTTTAATACGAGCCATTCTCCGAAAGTTAAATCAGCTTCACAATGGGCGCACGCAAGAGTAAATGCGTTTATGTATCTCGTTAGAAACGGTAGACCACAAAACGCAAAGTATACAACAGATTACGATTTATTACCAAACAAACATCCTAAAGCTAAGAAATAATGGCAATAATACACAACACACAATACAAGGTAAAAGTAGACGATGATTCTGATATTGAATTAAGTGGATGCAACATAGAGAATGGTGCATTGGTGAGAACACCTACAGGACTTTATATGGGTCATAATGGCAGCAATGTAAAGGTTTATCCTCAAGGTGGTGTATCGTCTTTAGGGTGGTGTAGATATGATGATAATAATTATACTTCATCTAATAAACTATCTTTAACAGACCAAAATGAAGTTACTCTTACAAATAATGCCAATACATCTTATAGGAGTAATAGTGGTATAGATTTTTATAATTCAACTACCAGTAAATTGGTAGGGGAAAACGTAAATGATGTATATATGTTTACTCTTGTTTTCAAGAAGTCGGCAGCGAATACAAACCAAACACATTTAGATTTTAGGCTTACTGGTGCTGATGGGTACGATAGAATTAACAAGGTATTAGCTTTTTATAAAGGTAACGATGTAGAACAAAATTGCCACGAAGTATTTCAATATTATATTGATGCAAACGCTTTAGCAAATGGTTTGACCCCTAAGATACAATCGCATGGTGGCACTGCTAAAATATGGGATATTATATTCTTTATACAAAGAACACAAAACGCTGGTTTAAGCTAATAATCTACAGGAGCATGATAAAGAAAAGAAGAAAATACACTTATAGCAGAACAAGTCCTAAAGGAGGGCAAAGAGGATGCCTGTGTGCAGATGGCAAAACATATTCATCTAAATGCTGTGATGGTAGTTTGCAGGGACAAGGCATAGGTAAAATTACAGGAGACGGTACTTAAAAATCTAACACTTATATTTTAAATGGTTAGTTAATAAAAAACTAACTATTTATGAGTACTTCAAAATCTACTAGCATTCTTAATGAGATTCTACAGAAGCTATCTCTATTGACTGCAGAAGATGAATTGGCACAAGGTATCAATGATACTGAAGTTGTGGCTGAGGAATTATCTGCAGAAGAAGAGGAAGCTCCTGCTGTTGAGGAAGCTCCAGAAGTAGAGGCTACAGAAGAATTATCTGAAGAGCCTGTACAAGAAGGAGAGACTCAACTTATGGAGGGTTATGTTAAGCAAGAAGCATTCGAATCAAAAATTGCTGCTATTGAGGCTAAAATGGCTGAGATGGCAAAAATGATTGATGACGAAATGGGTTCTTACAAAAGAGAGAAAGAAATGATGTCTGCACAGATTGAAAAACTTTCTGCTGAACCTGCTGCTGAAGCTATCGAACACAACCCAGAAGCTGCTGCCGAAAAGAAGCCTGTCTACACTTACGGTATGCAAAGACAACAAACAACATTAGACAGAGTATTTAATCGAATAACCAACAAATAAAAAATGGCAACAACTATTACTTATTCAAACGATGTGGTTCGTCAGAAGCCTGACTTTAAAACAGTATCTGATGACACTACATTAAGCCTAGAAGATAATGGAAAAGTTATCTTATTAGGAGGAACATCTGGTGCTTACGCTGTAACATTACCAGAAGTGAAAGACGGTCTTAGATTTAAGATTGTTGTTTCAACTGTATCTTCAGGAATTAGAACAATTACTGGTGGCACTGCTGCAAAAATCGAAGGTGTCGTAGTGGCAAACGGAGATGCTGTAGCTGCTGTAAACGAAGATAACATTGTATTCTCTGCTTCATCTAAAGTAGGAGATTTCATTGAAATCATCTCTGATGGTTCTAACTACTATGTTTCTGGAGCTGCTGCTGGTGCAACTATTACAGCTACAACATAATAAAAACAACCAATAAAATAAAATAAAATGAGTACAACTACTTCAATAACTACTACTTACTCAGGCGAATTTGCAGGGCAATATGTTGCCGCTAGTTTGCTTGAAGCGAACACCCTTGCAAAAGGTGGTGTTACAGTAAAGCCAAATGTAAAGTTCAAAGAAGTCTTAAAGAAAGTTTCTCTTGATGATGTAATCAAAGATGCTACTTGTGACTTTGATCCAACTTCTACTATCACACTTACTGAGCGTATCCTTCAACCAACTGAACAACAAGTTAACTTACAAGTATGTAAGAAAGACTTCCGTTCTGATTGGGAGGCTACACAAATGGGATTCTCTGCTTATGATAGCTTACCTCCTTCATTCTCTGACTTTATCTTAGGTCACGTTGCTGCTAAAGTTGCTGAGAAAACTGAGCAAAACATCTGGAGAGGTGCTGCCACTAACGCTGGTGAATTCGATGGGTTCACTCAATTAGTATCTACTGATGCTGCTTTACCTGCTGCACAGGAGATTGCTGGTACTACAGTAGATTCTTCTAACGTAATTGCTCAATTAGGAAGCATCGTTGATGCCATTCCTTCTAGCCTTTACGGAAACGAAGATTTACATATCTATGTATCTCAAAACATCTACCGTGCATACATTCGTGCATTAGGTGGATTTGGTGCTGACGGACTTGGAGCTGCAGGTTTCGAGAACAGAGGTACAAACCAAGCGTTACAGCCTGTATACTTCGATGGTGTAAAACTATTCGTTGCTAACGGTCTTGCTGATAACGATGCTATCGCTACTCCAAAATCTAACTTATTCTTCGGAACTGGTTTATTATCTGACCACAATGAAGTTAAGTTATTGGATATGGCTGATTTAGATGGAAGCCAAAATGCTCGTATCATCATGCGATTTACTGCTGGTGTACAGATTGCTAACATCGAAGATGTTGTTACTTACGGTATTTCAAACACCGCTAACTAATAATAAACAATAACTAGAGAATAGGGTAGGTGAGCCTTGAGCCTGCCTACCCTTTTTTCATAAAACTAGAAAAATATGGCTTGTGCATTAACTCGATCTCGTGCCGAAGCATGTAAAGACGTTGTAGCTGGCATCAAAGAGGTACACTTCATCGACTTTGGAGACTTAGGTACTGTTACTCTTGGAAGTAACGATGAGATTACCGATATGACTGGTGATTCTTCAAATAACTTAACTTCATTTAAGTACGAGGTTAAAGGTAATAACTCATTTGAAACCACCATTAACGCTTCTCGTGAAAATGGTACTGTATTCTATGAGCATACCTTAAACATCACACTTAAAAAGTTAACAAAAGAAGATCACAAAGAACTTAAATTATTAGCTGCTGCTAGACCTCACATTGTTGTTGTTGACAAGAATGATAACGCATTCATGATGGGTCTTAAAGAAGGAGCTGATTTAACAGAAGGTACTGTATCTACTGGAAACGCTTTAGGTGATTTCAACGGATATAACTACACTTTTGTAGCTCAGGAAACATCTCCACCAAATTTCTTGACTGTAGATGCTACCGATTCTAATTTTCCATTTAGCGAGTTTGCTGGATTAACTGGAACAATCACTATTGGACCTGTTGTAGCAGTATAACATTTTTGTTATATCGTAAAATTAAGGGTGGCTTTTTAGTCACCCTTTTTTATTGTAAAACAATTTCGTACTTTTAGGTTATTTAAGTATGCACATATTAACTACATCATC